TGATGAGCTAGAAGTCAAGCTTCGCTCAGAGGGCGTGCGCAAGATGATCCGCCGGGCTGGAGCAGCTAAGGCTAGTGAGAACGCCGCAAAGTGGCTTGCTGATAAAGGATGGGAGAAGTCCAGTATAGGGCGCCCCTCCAAGGAGAAAATCAACAAGGAAGCCCGTAAGCTGCAGGCCATTAAGGATGAGGTCAGCAAGGATTCGGAGCGTCTCGGGATCAATAAATGAGCGCACAGGAAATCCGTGAACTAGCTCTTAATGATCTGTACCTGTTCGCGAGGTTGGTGAATCCGCACCGTGTGTACGGAGAGTGCCATAAGAAACTGTTCAGCTGGTGGATGTCGCAGGAGACGGAGGGTAACTCCCACACGCTGGTACTCTGGCCCCGCGACCACCAGAAGTCCCACTGCGCCGCGGTGTACGCAGCGTGGTGCATTACGCGAGACCCGGCCGTTACGATCCTGTACGTGTCAGCCACCGCAGCTCTAGCGGAGAAGCAGCTTAAAGCCATCAAGGATATCCTGACATCGGATAAGCACCGCCTGTACTGGCCTGATATGATTAATCAGGACGAGGGTAAACGCGAGAAGTGGACTACGACGGAGATATGTGTGGACCATCCTAAGCGCCGTCAGGAAGGGGTCCGCGATAGTACTGTGTTCGCCGCTGGTCTTACCACGAACGTAACCGGCTTCCACGCATCACATGTATTCCTAGATGACATTGTGGTCCCAGGCAACGCGTACACGAATGAGGGACGTTCCAAGGTGCAGGCCCTGTACTCACAGCTTGCGTCCGTGGAAACCACGGGTGCTAAGGAGACCTGCGTAGGCACGCGCTACCATCCACTCGATATCTATAAAGATATGATGGAGATGCACGAGCCGGAGTTCGATGAGAACGACGAGGTGATCGGCAAGCGCCAAGTGTATGCAGTAAGCATCGAGGTAGTAGAGCGTCAGGGTGTATTCCTGTGGCCCAAGGAGTACAGGGCTCACGACGGCAAACCCTTCGGCTTCGACGCCAGGGAGCTTGGTCGCAAACAAGCGAAGTACATGGACAAGACCCAGTTCTACGCCCAGTACTACCAAGAGCCTAACGACCCAGAGTCCCACAGGCTGAACTACGAGAAGTTCCAGTACTACCCCCGGGAGCAGCTGAAGGTTACCTCTGGAGGTACTCAGTACCGCGGAGAGTACCTGAATGTGTACGCCAGTATTGACTTCGCGTACAGCACCGCCAAGAAGGCGGACTTCAGCGCAATCGTGGTAATTGGTGTTGCGTCGAATGGACATGTGTTCCTTCTGGACATCGACCGCTTCAAGACTAACAACATTGACGGGTACTACCAGCACGTCCTGGATATGCACGCTAAGTGGCACTTCAAGAAGCTCCGTGCTGAGATCACCGCGGCGCAGGTAATCATCGTTCGTGACTTGAAGGATCGGGCCTCGCAGGAAGGACTGCCCCTCATCATCGAGGACAACAGCCCCACCAGGCACAACGGCTCAAAGGAGGAGCGCATTGCTGCCGTGCTGGAGCCGCGTTACATGAACGGTACGATCTGGCACTTCCGCGGAGGCTATACTCCGATGCTGGAAGAGGAGCTTGTGCTGGCCCGGCCACCGCACGACGACATCAAGGATGCCCTGGCTGCTGCCGTAGAGTTCAGCCGCCCGCCGATGAAAGCTAGAGTGCAGGAGACTGCTCCGGCTAGGCAATTCCACCCACGCTTTGGAGGCGTAACTAGGTGACTTCACGAGTAGCAGAACTTAAAGACATCATGGGTGAGCGGCACACAGTGGTCGCGGAGATTGCCCAGATGTGGGATACCTGGAACAACCAACGCCAACCGTGGCTGGAGCAGAAGAAGGAGCTTCGTGCGTTCATTGTGGCAACGGATACAACTACCACGACTAACGACAAGAACGGCTGGAAGAACAAGACCACGCTGCCCAAGCTGTGCCAGATCCGGGACAACCTGCACGCTAACTATCTCAGCGGCGCGTTGCCAAACGACGACTGGCTGCAGTGGGAGGCGTATTCCCAGAACGATGACGACCGCAAGAAGCGGGACGCCATCCAGTCCTACATGTCTAACAAGATGCGGGAGTCCGGTGTTCGTGAGGTACTGTCTCAGCTACTTTATGATTACATAGATTACGGCAATGCGTTCTCGGATGTGGAGTACGTCAAGGACGTGAGCGTCGATGCTGTGACTGGGGACATCATCACACGGTACATCGGACCCCGCCTGGTACGGATTAGCCCCGAAGATATTGTCTTCAACCCGTACGCAGCATCCTTCAAGGACACCCCAAAGATCGTTCGTTACATGCGGACTGTGGGTGACATCACCAAGCAGGCCCAGGAACGGAACGCCCCGGAGTACATCCGCAAAGCTGCGGACCTCCTCCAGCTCCGTAAGCGGCTGAGTGAGTTCAAGACGGACGACTTCCAGAGGGCGTACGGACTGAAGATCGACCGCTTTGGTGATCTGTCTCAGTACTTCACCTCCGGCTTCGTGGAGTTCCTTGAGTTGGAAGGAGACCTGTATGACGCCAAGACCGGTAACGTGTACACGAACCACGTCATCACTGTTATGGACAGGATGCACGTACTGCGGGCGGAAGAGATCCCCTCGTGGCTCGGCTGCACCAAGCGCCACGTGGCCTGGCGTAAGCGCCCGGACAACCTGTGGGGCATGGGTCCTCTCGACAACCTGGTTGGCATGCAGTATCGTATTGACCACCTGGAGAACGTCAAAGCTGACCTGTTCGACTTGTCAGCGTTCCCCCTGATCGCAGTCAAGGGCGATGTCCAGGAGTTCGTCTGGCAACCAGGAGAGAAGATCTTCCTCGGAGAGGACGGCGAGGTAAGCACCCTCAGCATCAATGGACACGCCCTGCAGGCAGACAGCCAGATTGCGTACCTGCAACAGCAGATGGAGCAGTTTGCTGGGGCTCCACAGGAAGCTATGGGCATCCGCTCCCCTGGGGAGAAGACCATGTACGAGGTGCAGCAGCTCCTGAACGGCTCGGGTCGTATCTTCCAGGAGAAGATTACCACGTTCGAGGTGTGCATTATAGAACCGAGCATGAACGACGCCCTTGAGATCGCCCGACGGAGTATGGACACGGGGGACGTGGTGCGTGTACTGGATGATGACATCGGTGCTGTAGCGTTCATGTCCATTACCAAGGACGACATCACCGCCAAAGGTAAGCTACGAGCAGTTGGAGCCCGGCACTTCAGCGCGCGGGCCCAGATGATGCAGAACCTACTGGGGGTTGTGAACTCAGCCCTGTGGGGAGACATCAAGCAGCACTTCAGTAAGCTGGCCCTGGCCAAGCTCGTTGAGGATAGCATGCAGATCAACCGACTGGGCCTGGTCCAGAAGGATGTCATGCTAATGGAAGACGCACAGACCCAAGTAACGATGGGAGACCTCCAGCAGCACATAGCGGAGCAGCAAGCAATAGACACGGAGCAACTGTAATGGCTAAGACCACGAGCAAGAACCGACCCAAGGTCGTTGTAAAGAACCGGGTACCTACGTACTCCACTGTTATGCGAGACGACCCCGAGGACCTTGGCGACCACCAGGAGGCACTGCCTGGGGAGCCCAGTTCCATCAAGCCTCGGGACAATTCCAAAGATCCGGCCACGGGAAAGGCTTGGACCAAGGCGGATCTCCGCCCCGTTATCACGGTCGTGAACCCGGAGAAGAAGATCAACTCCCAGTTCGGAAAAGGTGGTAAATGAGGTCAGTCCTCTGGCAGAAAGCTAAGATCCCTGGAAGAGAGTTGTCCAAGGATGAGCTGGAGGCAGTACTGCTGTCCTCCAGCAAGGGCTTCTCCGTCCTACGGGAGATACTCAAGGATCGCCTGGCCGCGGTGGTCAAGGAGAGGGCCTCTAAGGAGGGATACGATAGCCCTGCCTGGCCGTACTTCCAAGCGGACTGTAACGCACGAGAGAGGGAACTCCGGCAACTGCTTGACATCCTCGATCCTGTATGCTATAATACATCTACCGACTAATCATTTTGGTGAACCATGTCTGACCAAGACAATCTGTTCCAGCAAGACAAAGCTACGCCCCCGGCAACCCCAGTTGCAGTAGACCAACTGCTCGATCTGGTAAAGCGCGAGGACGGTACCAGGAAGTACAACACTCTTGAGGAGATGGCCAAAGGCACTGCACATGCCCAGGCCCACATTGCTACCCTGACCGCCGAGCTCCAAGCTCTCAAAGACGGGAAGGATCAGGCAGCTCTGGAGAAGATCCTGGAAAAGATTGGGCAAGTTACTCCCGCCGCACCGGCTACCCCGGCTGCTCCTGCTGGTGTATCGCTCACTGACGTAGAGAAAGCTGTCTCAGAGATTGAGGCTCGCCGTATCGCACGGGCTAACGCAGACGCAATACGCGCTGACCTTGTGGCAGCCGCGGGCAGCGAAGAAGCTGCCGCTAAGCTGTTCCATGACAAGGCTTCGGAGAACGGACTGTCCACCGCGGACTTGTCCGCTCTTGCTGCAAAAAGTCCTGCTGCTGTACGTAAGATCCTCGGCCTGGGTAACGGCAGTGCCGCCCCGGCTAAGACCGCTAGCTCGATTAGTACTAGCGTCATTCCACCGACTGATACGCCGCGGACGCGAGTAATGCTCGGGGGTGCTTCCTCCGAACAGATGCTCGAAGCGTTCCGCAGGCACAAACCAAAGTAAGGAGCTAAACAATGTCCGGCCAAAATACTGGCAACACTACGGCCTTCATCGAGGCCCAGCAGTACTCAGGGTTCATCCTTGAGAACCTGAAAGACGGCCTGATGCCTGGCGCGTTCTTCCGGAACGTCTCTGACTTCCCGGCAGGTACTACGCTTAACATCAAGACCATCGGCACCGCCTCCATCCAGGAAGTCGCCGAAGATCAACCCATCGTGTACAGCCCGATTGAGACTGGTTCTGTAACGCTGTCCATCACTGACTACGTAGGCGATGCCTGGTACGTCACGGATGTACTCCGCCAGGACGGTACTCAGATCGAACAGCTCATGGCAGCCCGCGCTGCTGAAGCTACCCGCGCAATTCAGGAGAACTTCGAGACTCGTGCTCTGGCTGTCCTGAACGCTGCTCAGACGGCTGATAACAACAACACCGTCAACGGCTTCTACCACCGTCGTGGCGCATCTGGTGCCAACGGCCAGTTCCAGGAAGTTGACCTGATCGAAATGCGTCTTGCATTCGACAAGGCTAACGTCCCGGCTATGGGCCGAGTAGCCATCGTTGACCCGGTAGTGGCTGCCACGCTTAACAAGCTGGTACTGCTCACCTCGGGCACGAACTACAACGTGGCTAACCACCCGGTGTTCAAGCAGCTCGTAGAAGACGGCTTCGACCGAGATCACCAGTTCGTCACCATGCTTCACGGCTGGATGATCTGGACCTCGAACCGCCTGCCGCGCATCACGTCTGCTGAGACCAGCCTGACCGGCGGTGACTCGGATGCCAAGGGCGTTGGCGCCATCGCTAACATCTTCATGTCCATTGCTGACGACGGCACCAAGCCGCTGATGTCCGCATGGCGTCAGATGCCGAGCGTAGAGGGTGAGCGCAACAAGGACAAGGGCCGCGATGAATTCGTGACTCGTGCTCGTTGGGGCCTCGGTGTTCAGCGTGAAGATACGCTGGGCGTCGTCCTCTGTCACCCGACCGCAACTGCCTAATAGGAGCACTGTATGTCACGTGAAGCAATTCCGGGCATGACCGGCATCAGCAACCGATACGGTCCGCGGACGCTTCCCGATGGTAAGCGGGGGGCCTTCAATACTGGAGGCTCCGCGATTATCCAGATTGCCATCGAAGCTACTGCAGCCGATTTTACCTCTAACACTGGTGACGCGGTGATTATCCCGGCAGGGTTCAAGCCCCTCCGGGTTATCGTCGAGACCACGACTGGCTTCGGCCTTAGTGGTACCAGCACGGACTCCCTGGCTATCGGCACCTCTGGTTCCGCGGCCACGAACGGCTTCCTGATTACGGACACTAATGCGAACACCGCAGGTGTGTACGAGATCACGTCGTTTGCTGGGACCTGGGCCTCGGTGCTCTCCTCGGCCACCACGGTTGGTTTCGCCCTTGAGGGTGACACTGCCATCGGCACTGCAACGGGTAAACTCCGCGCCGTGATCGAAGGTTACCTTGCATAAGGTGCTTGTATGAGTCGCGAAGACGTACCAAGCTGGACTGGTATCACTAACCGCTTCGGTCCCCGCGCTCTGCCGGAAGGCAAGGCGGGTGCCTTTAACACCGGCGGTGATGCGAAGGTCCAGTACGTTCTTGAGTTCGATGGGGATACCCTTGGGACTACCTCAGATGATCTCATTATCACCGCAGGCTTCAAGCCTCTGCGGGTAATCGTAGAAGTGACCGCTGCTGGGGCTCTTGACGACGACGGCATGACTCCGGCCCCTGTTATTGTTATTGGTACTGATGGTACTGAAGTAACTAACGGGTTCGTCATCACCGAGGCTTCTGCCGAAGCTGTTGGTGTGTACGTCATCACTTCGTTCGCCGGCTCGTGGGCAGCTGCCCTCGCAGCCAGTACCACGGTAGGCATCGCGCTGTCAGGTGATGGTACTGTGACGAGTGCTGGCGGCGTGTACCGAGTTGTGATCGAAGGCTACTTGGCCTAAGGTCATAGGGGCCAAAAGCCCCGTTAACTGGACTGGGAGAACCCGGTCGGAGGGCGGGAACTGCGTAGCGGAACCCGCCCTTTTTATTGGAGAACAGAATGAAACAGACGCTACTTGAGATGGTGCAAGACATTCTCCTGGAACTGAACTCGTTCCCGGTGAACTCCATTTCCGATACAGTAGAGTCCGAACAAGTAGCTGCTGTGGTACGTCGGACGTACTACGACATCCTTGCCCAGCGTGACTGGGCGCATGTGCGCAAAGCCATGCAACTGGATGCTGCAACAGCAGATCTTCCTACTCACCTGTCTGTACCCGATGGGGTAAAGAAGGTTGAGAGGATTA